GCCAGCCCTGCCGCGATCATCCACGCGAGGGACTTGCGCGCCGCCTCTTCCACGTCCTGGCGCACCGACGGTGTCAGGAGGCCCACGAGCGCAGCGTCGAGCGTACTCTCCGCCGCCTCCCCGTCCCCCGCCAGCGCGTTGCCCCACCAGCCGTCGGAGGAGAAGAGGGAGAGGTATACCGCCGTCCAGAGGCCACGGTCCATATCGGGTTGCCCGCTCTGGAAATTACAGTCCCCGCCGTCGGCCGTCGGGTAGATGAAGATGTCGCCGTCGTAGGTGTCAGGCATTTATGGTGCGCTCCTTTGGTGTGCTCCAAAAACCATTCCAAAAGGCACCGTCATCCTCCCGTCTTCACGGTCGTCGTGGCCGCGGCGGAGATGTCGATCGCTGCAGCCGTGATCAACCCGCCAGCCCCGATCTGGCAGCCTGCCGCCACTGCCGCCTTCAGACCTGTCAGGAAAGTCTGGAGTGCGGTGTTCAGTTCCGCGTGCGTCACGAGCGTCTTGGAATTGCCGTTGATCTCGATCGTGCCGTCCGCCTTCAGGAGCACAGAGCTTTTCAGAGTCGCGCCGTCGGCCGTCGTGGAGAAAATCCCCGTCTCTCCGTCGGCCAGCGAGATCGAGACCTTGTAATTATGGCCCGCGATGACCACGCCGCTTTTGCCTAGAGGGATATACAGTCCGCGCGCGTCCTTCGGCGGCCGCGAGAGGAAGCCCGCCGGCGCGTAGACCTCTGCCTCCAGGGACACCCCGCCCGCACCGGTTCCCGTGATGACCACGGCCTGCCCTGGCGCTCCGTGCCATGCCTTGGTCGCAGCGGATGCCACCTTGACAAGCTCGATCAATCCCACGGGAACACCTTCGGCATGGCCCCCGCGTAGAGTTCGGGGAGCACAAGACGCATTTCGCAGGTCTCCCCGTTGTCGGGGGAGAGCTTGAAGGAGATCCCCGCGATGATGTAGCGCACCTCTCGAGAGCACATCGCCCCCGGCGCGTAGAGCGTGACCATCTGCCGCTCATGCCACCGCTGGCCGTTCGGCGCCCTCCAGCCCGTGACTGTAGCGGAGGCCGAGAAAGAGGATGCAAATGCATCCTTTCGGATACGGTCGGCGCTGCGGAGCTTTTTCGCCATTGACTTCGCCTGCGCCGCGGTCTGTGTGTCAGGAGACATCACCGCGTCTTGCTCCACGGAGAGGAGCGGGCGATAGGTCGTCACGGAGGGGTCAACCGACACGTCGACTGTATCCTCTATTCCGTCCGCCTGGGAGGCTACCTTGTAGCGGGAGAATCGCAGGGTGCCGTCGTTGTTCGTTGAAACACCGATGAGTGGAGAATGCCCCTCGACGAGTGCGGCCACGACCGGACGATTGATCATGGAGTTTGCCCACGTGATCACCAGCTCGCCCTTGTAGCTGGAATTGAGGAACACGTGCCGAGGTGAGGCCAGAGAGGAGAGGAAGTCGTAAGCCTTCTGGCCGTATGACGCGCGCGCCTCCTCAATTGGTCCCGCATCGTTGTCGGCTCTCACTATCACGCCGAACGGACGGCAGATCTGCCGGCAGATCTGTGAGAGCATGGACCCGCCGTCGGGGGAGAATTGGAGGTCCCCGTCAATCGAGCAGTCGACCAGTGGCGCCGTGAGGCTGCGGCCCTCGACGGTAATCGCCCTGTCATCCGCATCATACTTCGCCGCCACCTTCTCTACACGCCCTGTGAGCACAGGCTCGTCGTCGATGGTGATCACGCACGGCTTGTAAATCGCCGACCGAAACACGCCCGCCAGATCTGCCCGGTCAGGGTCATATGCCGCAGACAGCGAGAAGCCGTCGGCACAATTGTCGATAGCCATCTCAATCGAGATCGTGTCCCAGCCGGTGAACGAGCGGCCCCCGATCTTGATTGCTACCTCATGCTCCGTGGTCACCCTGTCAGGCATAGAAGGAAACCTCCGTGCCTGCGGGAATCACGAGGAGCATCTCTCCGCCGAGACGGTTTTGCGTGATGAACTCGTCGAGCTTCCCCTCCAGGTCCGTCCCGTCGGCGGGCTTCGCGAGCTCGTAAATGAGGTCAAGCGGTGTGCGGTCCCCCTGGAGCACCAGCTTACGCGCCGTGCGAAGGCTGAATGCCTTTTCCAAGAGAAGAGCCGCGGCCGCGGCCATCATCGCGCGCACCTGCGCCAGCACGTCGGCCGGCACGAAATAGCCGGTAACCTCCGCGCTCTCAGATGCCGTCTGAGCGAGGGCGAGAGCATCCTGCACGGCCTGCGCCGCGGCTACCGCGTCGGACCGATCGGTGAGACTGCCGACAAGAGAACTTTCGACGACGCCCGAGGAGATGCCAAAAATGCGCAAGAATACCCCGGCGGATTGCGAGATCGACTCGGGGATCTGCGCGATGGTGTTTGAGAGTGCGGCCGAGTAGCTGTCGATCTTGTTTCGGATCCCGGTATCCACGGTCCCCGGCAGTCGGCAGATTTCGAGGATGCTGTCCGCCATCGCCTGCGGGTCCGCCGCCAGGGTATCGATGGTGGCGTTGAATTGCGTCACCTTCCCCGTGATATCACTGGCAAGGTCGGCGTCTGCCGCGATCTGCTCCTTGAGTTGCGTGAGGATGTCAGTCGAGCAATTCGTCATTCCTTTTTTGCATGCCGCGAGGTCTGCCGCGTTGACGGGTCCGTAAGAGATGACGAAAGAGGCGGATGCCGCCGCCTGTGCGGTGTCGAGTTGCTCCTTGAGTCCGCCCTCCAGGGATGCGGAGGATATCGGGAAGCGGGTCTCGTCGATGCGGAGAAACTCGATCTCGAATGTCGCACGGCCCATGCCGTCGACAAAGTCCTCGCTCTGTTTCCACGTGAGCGGGAGCGCCTGCATGTCGCCCCATCGCGGATGCTGAAGAAAGCCCGCGCCCTTTTCGGAGAGGCCTGCCGCGAAGGCGTCGGCGGTGATGTCATAGTTGGCATCGCTGAAAATGGCGGTGATAGGGAAGCGTTGCGCCTTGTTGCCGAGGTCTTGCACCTCCGGGGTGTTTTGCTGTGGCAATTCATGGATCGCCGCTTTCTTCTCACCGGATCGCTCCAGCGAGGAGAACTCGAACACGAATAGGTTGCCGCTGGGCGTCGTGTAGCGGCCCTCGCGCAAGCGGTCAAGGTACGCCATCAGTGCGCCCCGCCTGCCGCCGGTCCGAGATTGAGGGTGACACCAGGGTGAGCGCCAGAGGAGCGGATAGATGTGCCGCGCGGGGCGTTGCCGAAATTGACGGCCACGCTGCTCTGATAGTGCTGGATTGTGCCCATCCCCGCGGCCATGCCGGCGTTCGGGGAGACTGCGGCCCCGTTCATCGATCCCGCCCAACGGGAGAGGAGCGGTCCGAGGATGCCTGTCGCCTTGTTTGAAACGAAGGTGATGGCGTCAACAATCGGCTTGATGATGATGGCGATCAATTCAAGGACCGGTTTCAACATCATGAGCACCGGCACGAGCACAGCTTTTATCAGACCCGCCACCGCCTTGATGGCTGGCGTGAGCGCCTCGAAAATGTCGAGCACTGGCCCGAGGAGGTCGAGCACTGGGCCAAGCATTTCGACCACCATTTCAAGGAGGTCGACGAACACTGGCAGCGCCCGGTCGATGAGCATCTGTATTGCGGGCAGGAGCTTCTCGATGATTTTCAAAATCGACGGCCCGACCTGGCGAAAAATATCTCCGATGACCTTGAAAACCATGTCGATCTTCTGGCCGATAAACTCCTTGTTTGCGAGAATCCATTTGTTGAATCCCTCGAGCACTGGCCCGATGGATTGCGCGAGACGGCCGAGGACTGTATTCAGGATGCCCATGCCGGCGGCCTTGATGCGGAGGATTGAGTTGTGCAGCGCCGCGCCTGCCGCCACGTCGTCGTCCGAGATGATGGCACCCGACGCTTGCGCCTCCTTGCGCTTCTCATTCAAGTCGGCTGCCATGTCGATGACCGCCTGCCCGGACTTTCCGAATGCGGCCTGGGCGATGGCCGCGCGCTTCTGCACGTTCGTCTCTTTCGATATCGCGTCCATGAGCGTCGTGAACGCCTGTTCGCTGTCCTTCGTGTGCTTCAATTGCCGAGCGAGCTGCGGATTGACTTTGACGAGCGTCCCGTAAAGCGCACCAGATCCGAGATTATTATTCATCTTCTGGAGCACGGAGGTGAGGTCCTCCGCTGAAAGGTCCGCCATTTTCGCAGCATACTGAAACTCTTGAAGAGCCACCGCAGACATCCCGACTCTCTTTGCCACGTCGGAGATGTCGTCCGCGCGGTCCCCAAAGCTGGACAGCGCCTTTCCCGCCGCTCCCGCCACGAGGCCGACGGCGGCCACGCGCAGAAGCCCTCCCATTCGCGAGGCTGCCCTCCCGACGCTGGCCATGGACTTACTCATGCCGGCGACGGAGCCGGAAATCTTCTTCGTGACAGAGGTCACATTGTCGATTGCTGAGAATTTGGTAGAGATTGAGAACTTAGGCACCGGACGCTCCGAACATCTTGCGATCCTCCTCCGCCATCCTCACGTGCCCGTCATGCCAGAATCGCAGGCGCGACACGGGCATGCCCCAGATGTCAGCCTCGGCGAAGTGGAAGCGCGCGGCCACCGACCACACGGCCTCCGTAAAGCCCTCGCCGATTAGCCGAAAAAACCGATCAGCGCCGCCATCGCCGTCAAGTCCTTCTGGCCGATGCGGTCCATAATTCCCGCTGCCTGCCCCGTGATGTAACACAGAAGGCGAAGGGAGACGTTGAAGTCGTCCGGGTTGCCCTTCTGCGCATCGCGGAGCTGCCCCGTGGTAGGTTCACGCATTTTGACTTGCGCGAGCGTTCCGCCATTCTCCAGCATCACCGGTCGGCGCAACGTATAGGTGAACTCCTCCGTCGCGTCGTCCAGCGCAAGTCGGCCCGCCATGACGGCCTGTACAATTGCCACTCTTGACGGGTCGTCCAGCGTGGCCCCGAAGTGCTCCTCCCAGAGAGTCACTTCGGTGTTGGCCACTTCGCGCGCTACGAGAGGCTCGCTCATATCTGCTCGAACTTCGCCCCGCGCATTTCAATCGCGCAGGTGCCGTCGCCGGTGTTCTTCTTGAAATCCCCGACGAGGACGAGCTGCCCCGAGTACACCATCCCCGAGGCAATGGTGATGTTCACGGGCACGGGCGTTCCGGCGTTGGAGATCGCGACGAGCGCTTCCAGGTCTTTGCGCACGTCGTCGATGCTGATCGGGCAGGCAGAGAAGCCCGCCGTCATGCGCCGCTGCGTCACCTGCAGGCTGCCGTTGCCCCCGAGGTCTGCCGTGTTCTCGAAGCCCCCGAGGTCGATCTCGACGGAGGCATCCCCCGCCTTGACATCATACTCGCGGCCGTTGATCGTGAGCTGGCGGATATCGCCAGCGCGTATCGCTCCCATTTTTCCCCTCCCCCGCCTACTGGCTTACGCCGCCACCACGGGCGGGTAGAAACTCCACTGGATTTTGCCCGCCATGATGCGCAGGCCCGCAGCGAACACGTCAGGCACCATCGCGTTGATGCGCCCCGGGTTGACGCTATCTATCTCTGTTATGATCCCCGCCACCACGCTGTCGCGGTTCTTCGTGATAGCCAGGGGCACCCAGAGCTGGTCGATGAGCTGGATCAAAAACGCCTTGACTGTCTTCGGCCGGATGGCGTAAGGCACACCCGTCACCGCCGCGTCGTCGACCACGATGGCCGCGGAGAACGGGGTTGCAAGGAAGAGATTCTCCATCGAGTAGATTTTGACCTGCATGTTCGCGATGGTCTCGATCCACCTCCAGGAGTCATCCGCACCGCCCTGGCTGTTGAGCTTGTACGAGGTGGCAACGTCCACGAGCTGCACGGTGGCGTCCGCGTTCCATTTGCTGTGACTTCCGCCGGCGGCGATCACGTTGTCCCGCTGGGCATATGTCCAGTTGGCCACCGCCCCCGCTCGAATGCCCGGCAGGGTGAGGTAGCGGTACGGGCGCCCAGGGGCCGCCTGCGCGCTTGCCGCCATCACACCGACCGCGGCCGCCGCGATCTCGCCAGGGATGTTCGGGCTGCCTTCCGCGTTGACGTAGGCGCTCCATGGGGAATTGCGGCCGCCCGCCCGCGTGATGAGGTTCGCCGCGG